GTCATTTACTGGCGTACTCCCTCTTGGTGCTAGATCTTCCATTGCTCGGGCTTCATCGATGTTGATGATGCCTGAATCTAAAAGTTTGACAATAATGTCTACTCGCTCAGTTGGGTTACCCCGCAAGAAATCATCCATGCACACTTCCACATATTGGCCTCTTGGTGTGATGTCATCCATACTCAAACGAGACTCTAAAGAATCCAAATATGGGCGCAATGAAAAATCAAGAAGTGAACGGCGCTCAGCTGACACATTGCTATAAGTGCTAGTAGCTGATTCTGCGTTAATGTACCATGCCGGGATGTTCATTACTCGAGCAATCTCTGACGCTGTGTAAGCCCGAGCCTCAGTGAGTTGCATCTGAGCAGAATCCAGACCAACGACCTCAAGATTAATTGGACCCTCAACATAAGCGGTTGAGCGAGTGCGCCTAGCAGCCTTAAAAGCGGTTAATAGGGCTTCTTTTTGGTCTGTTGGTAAGTTCATACCCTCATTGCGTAAAACCATCGCTGGGATAGGCTCTTGAGCCATGCGTAGGGCTGCTGATTCAAGTTCAATAGCGGCGTTAATTGTTCGAGATGCCCGATTAAGTATGCCCTCATCTGGACCCCAGAAAGTAATAAGCGAACCTACACCTTTCATGGGTATATCTTGAGCATCGAGAGTGTAGTTAAGAATTATCTGACCAGTGCTATCTGTGCGAGTGCTAATGCGTAATGGATCTATACGACGAGCCTGTGTTACTCGACCATCCTCGGGTGAAATAGCCAATATTTGCCAATAGGCGACACCATAAAATAATAAATCGTCAATAGTCCAAACGACAGTCGTACTCCGAGCAAGTCCTGGGTCTGGCTGTTTAATGACCGGGCGATTAGGGATTTCAGCCTCAGTCATTTCAGAATAGGTTTGTAATTCAAGAGATGCGATAGTGCCAGCGATAATTGTGCGAGCCCTAGCTACTGCTGGAACGGTCATGGCGGCTCGTCTAGAAACTGGTTGCAAATATCCTAAGTCTGGGGTGTAGCCCAAATTCATAGGATTAACGGGATACATTTCCGCTATAGCTGCTGTGACTTCTAATTCGGGCATGACACTAGCAGAGTTATTTATACGCATCGCATTGAGTAACCCCACATTGCCATACTATCGAACAAATGCTCTAATAAGAAATCTTTTATGTGTATTTGTAAAAGTTTGGGCGTTTTATTTAACTTTTAATGAGGTCTTATCGATACTAATGTTTGCAGCTTGTAGGCAGTCGCCATAAGACTCATGATCTTGTGTCGGGCAACCTGAGCGACAAACTGACATTAATTGAGCCTTGCCCAAGCAAATGATGCCTGCGCTGTTGAACCGATAGTTGTAGTGTTACCTGCTGTCGGCAATACGGTTAATGTAGTGCTCGATGATGAACCACATACCAAAGGAGTCAATACGACAGATGTACCAATACCTTGCAAGTTCACATTGTTAAGCATTGCCACACCAGCAACAGTTACTGAAGTTCCACCGACAGCCAAAAATCCAATCAGGTAATTAGTTCCAGCGGTCAAAGACTGGCTACTGCTAAAAGATAATTCGGTTACACCTGCAGCGACTGTGCCACTTACTGAGGTTGTTGCAACGCAAGTCGCAGTCAAACCTGAAACCGTAAATAATCCATATTGTAAAGTGTTAGTTCCAGTTACCGCTGTAACTACAGTTGTAACTTTTGTTAAAGTCATGTCTGCTATTGGCGTAAATGCTGTGAAATACGCTGTTCCAGCGGTCATAGCCCTAGTGCTACCCACTTGAGTTCTAGGCACAATGTCCACACTTCCAGATGGTGTGAGTTGTGATTGACGATAGGCCGTTGATGTCACCAAAGTTGATGACGCTGGAATCGTTGTGCTGTTCACCGAAGTTACTGTCGGTAAAGTTGTGGCCAGACTGACCGTTGGCGTTGTTCCAGTAGTTACCGATATTGGGGATGTGCCAGAAACTGATGCTACTTTAGCGTTTGCTGTTGTTTGAGCCGTTGCAGCAGCTGTATTGGCTGTAGTCGCTAGATCATAAGCAGATTTAACGCTGTTAGGTGTTGCTGCGGTTGTTGTGCTAGTGCTCGAGGTTGAATCTGTCAGCTGAACAGCGCCAGAAACTGATGTGGAGGCTGAGGCAATGCTAATTGATGGCGTTGTTGTACCTGTAGCAACAGAAATTGGGGCAGTTCCAGAAACGCTGGTGACAGTGCCAGCATTTGGGGTTACCCAGTTTGTTGCATAATCAGTAGCACTGGTCTTAGCCAATACTTGACCCGTTGTGCCACCTGTTGCTACTCCAGCGCCAGTTGCTCCAGTAGCACCTGTTGGTCCAGTCGCTCCAGTGGGTCCAGTCGAACCTGTATCACCTTTAAGGCCCTGAATACCTGTCACTTGTTCAGTGATTAAAACTGGGGATTCAGTTACAGCAAGTGTTGTTGTTGTATCAGTTACGGTTAATTGGTAGGTCATGCTGTCACCTGACCATCGACTGTAAAGCGACCTTGAACAATGCGCACAACATACGAACCAGAAGTTAGTTCTAGATCATAAACATAATTGCCCTGGGCTATTGCTCCAGTTTGTGTAGCTGTAGCAGTAATAATAATTTTGCCATCATTGGCTCCAGCAGTAATCCCTGAACCTGTAGTTAAGGTTAAGACTGCTGTATCACTCGTATTGACATATGGGCGAACCTGCATTTTGGCTGTGTATCCAGTCCAGTTAATAGGTGTGCCGTCATTTGTGGCGGTAAATGTTTTATCGAGCGTTGCGCCCTGATAACAGGTGATGTTGTAAGTACCGGGTGAAATCATATCTCAACCTTATACCACAGATATACCAACAGAGGCTTTAGGCGTTGCGGCGTTTCCTATAGCCATAACCATAGCGATAGCCGCCCCAATGTCTTGTACAGCTGCTTTACGGGCAATACGCCAGCCACCATCGCTAGACGGTCTACGGGCACAAGCAATTAGATGTGAGTGTAGGGTTTCTTGGTTTGGGTGGATTAAATCGCCCTGATTCATTGCCGATAGCGTTAAATCACAGTATGTGGAAAAGGTTGTGGATGCCCAGGCTGTTGGTGCTACTGGTACGCCGACTTTAGCCAAGTGTGGGGCAATATGGCCAGCCGTTTTAGGGTCAAATGCTAATGCTCGGACTGAGTAAGTTCTAGCAAGATGAGCCAAATCAGCCGCCAATTCTCGGTCATTTAATCCGCCGTCTTTTTGCCATCGAGTGAGGAACACTGCGAGTTTCTCTTTAACAATCTGAACAGTAACAAGGTAAGCCTCTGTGCGATTGAAGTTGAGATCCAATCCCATATAAGTTTCATGCCCTAATTCTAAAGTCAAATCATTGTCTGCACCTAAAGCCCAGTTATTCAAGTTCCAAGGCGAGTCTATGGACTCAACCCATTGGCACATCATCTCGGTACGGATAGCATCGTCTGAATCTCGAGCTGAAGCATCTTGTAAAGCCTCAAAACTAATTGTGTGCCCCATTGCTGGATTGGCTGCCTGCCATGCGGTTATGTCATCGACTTTTGCGCCTTGTTTGGCGCTCCACTCATACCATCCAAGTCTCGGTGACTCCATCAGCAAAGCCCTTTGCCTGAGTTCATTAAGCACAGTCGATGAGCCATCGCCAGCATTTGAGGTAATCCAAGTTTGCCCATTAGTCGCTCGAGTTAGTGGAGTTGCTGCAGTCCAGGCATCGCTTTTAATTTCTCGAAGTTCATCTACATAAAGCAAGTCAGCTGTAGCGCCTCGAGGGCCCTCAGATGTTGCTGCCCTAATGCCATATTTGCGAATTCTCTTACATTTAACGCCACACTCTTTAGGGTAATGATGGCAATAGATCTCTAACTCCTCTTGCCCATTAGTCCGGGAAACTCGCTTAATGCGCTTACGCATCCAAGGCAAACTCTCAGCCATATCCACTACTTGCTTAAAAGTGTCCAATGCTAGTTGTCGATTCTGTGCCATAGCCACTATCGAACCCTCACCAAATACATAAAGTCCAGCAAGAATACGCATCCGCATCATGTGTGTTTTGCCATTTTGCCGAGCAACCAATACCCCAGCAGTAGTTCTAACAAACTTCCCCTGCTCATTAACGGTCAAAGCATCATCCATTACATACTGTTGCCAAGGCAGTAACGGCATGCCTAAATCAT